CTTCAACTTGAGCGGCAGCAGTTTGCTTTTGAGCCAACTCAACCATTTGTGCAGACAAAGATTTGAACTGCTCAGACAGTTCTTTCACTTCGCCCTTAACTTCGGTGTCAACGCCACCTTTTTCTTTGAGCTGGCCTTCGAATTTCTCGATTGCAGCTTGCAATTTCACTTCTTGCTTGGCCAAGCCAGCTTCGATGATGTCTTTCAGTTCCATGATGATTTCCTTCAGGAGTTAGTTTGCTTTAATCTGGAATAGCTTGGCAATTTCTTGCTTCGCCTTTTCTTCTGCCAAAAGCTCACCTTTTAGCAAGGACTTGATGCGCGATACCAGCATACACGCATCATTCCGACTAAAGCCGCCTGACTCCCTCAGCGCAGCTTCAACTTCACGAATGCTTGAGGCAGTTTCGATTGCAGACTTCACGCTATTGATCGTAGCGTTCAAATCGGCAGGTTCTTCAACCACACTGATCTCAAACAATTCAATTTCTTTCAGCAAGCGACGGCCATCGCCAATCGACTCGCTTCGTGTTGGCATATAGCCAATCGACATACCGTCAATTGCGCCATGCTTCATAGAGGCATAAACGTCACCAGCAACAGAGTGGCCAGGAGTCAATTGACCCTCGACAAACAAACCCTTGCTGTCAACAAACATATTCTTCCACTTGCCGATGATTGGGCCGTAGTGGTTCCAGCGCAAACGAATGGGACGGTCGCGATTCACGAGCGTCTTGTCGTAGGCGTTCGGGTCGATCGTGTCACCATAGGCATCAACGCCGCCAAAAACGGAAGCGTAGCCAGAGAACGACATATCGTCACCGACAAATTTCAGTTGGAGCGAATCAACGCCTAATTGTTTGATTTCCATAAAAGTTTCCTTCTTCACGGAATTGTACGACCTCAGTGTAACAACAGCAACATCTCGTTGCGCTTTCTTTTGGCTCGTCGGATTACTTCGTCTGCCAGCAATGGCCAAGGTTGCCATTCCAGATCTTGTCTTTGCCGGCCGCCTTGAGGAATCGAAGTCGGCTGCGGCTTCTGGCCGGTGGCGTAGAAGGTGTCTGACGATTCGGATGCCGACAAGGAGCCTTCAACTGGCACATCACCAGACGACAGCATTGCGTCCGAGCCTGCTTCATACGCCTCAAGCAAGCCATCAATGAATGCAATAGCTTCCGATAGGAACTCGTCAGCACCAGTCTCAGTTGCACTCAGCTCGCCAGATAGGAATGCGACACCAGATGCTGCAAACGAATCCTCGCCAGTCTCAGTTGCTTCGAGCGATCCCTGCGCCGTAATATCGCCAGCCGCGTAAAACGTGTCGGAGCCATCGGTGGCAGAAAATACACCAGAGGCGGGTAGCGCGAAGTAGATTGGCGAGTCAAATACATCTTCGCCCTCTGCCTTTTGGTGGAAAAAGTAGTACCAATTGGCCTGAACTATGCCACCAAGGGAGGAGCCGTCGCCCTCCAGTGCCGACATTGTTCCTGTTGTCATGGCGCGTGCGTGATCGAGGCGCTATTTATGGTGATTGTCTGGCCAGCTGTGATGGTCACGCTGTCAAGGTTGATGTCAGCGCCTGACGTGCCGACCGTCAGGCCGGTGATGATGTCAGTGCCGTCAACAGCCGTGCGAATGCGTGCGGCCGCTGCCGTGCCGCTGTTGTCTGCGGTTGTGTCAGACTTCGGAAATCCAGCAAACGTCATCACGCCGGCGGCAACCGTGGCGGCTGGATTGTCAAGCGGAATCACGGCCAACACAGCAGCCATGGACGCGGTGCCAATCTCCAGTACTGCCGTTGTGCCCATGGCCGTCACGACGGCGCTCAAACGGGCGTTTTTCACTGCGGTTGTGTATGTCACGGCCATGTTTATTTCTCGTAAGTGATGATGGTCTTGCTGATGTCGTCGTTGGCATCGCGCTCAACGGTTTGCACAGCGCGTTTTGGATGTGTGTCAACAACTGTCACGTCGGAAGGCTTGACATCGTTGTAGACGTTCACTGTTGGGTTGACCTGCTTCAACTCAGGCATCACAGCTTCCACAACGACATTGTTTTCAGGCACGTTGATCACGTTTTTGATGTCTGGAGTGTTCACGTTTGTGACGTTGTTTTGCTCTGGAAGGTTGACATAGTTGTTTATCACAGGAGGCTGTGCAGGCGCACTCTTCGTGCTCATCTTTACCAACGTGTGCAGCGACTTCATCTCATCCATGAGTTTTTGCATCTCAGCTTGGCGCTGATCTTCTTTGAGCTTGTCATTGATGTCGGCCATCGGATCTTCAACGGCATCGGCAGGCTCAGCAATCTTGCCAAGGCCGTCAACAGGAGCCATTGCACCCTGAATCAACAACTGGTCGCCGCCTTCTTTCTCTGGCAGATGCTCCATGGCGCGAGCCTCGTTCGGAGTCATCAAGCCATTGGTGATTGCGACGCGGTACGACTCATAGCGAGACTTCGCGTCAGCACGCAACAGGGCGTCAAAATCAAACGCGACATCCATGCGGTCACGCTCTGCGGCCGTCATCAAATTCACCAAGATGCTAGCCTCGATCTTCTCAAGCAGAGGGCGCAAAGACAACTTGTAGAAGCCCTGCATGACCTGCTCGATGCCAGACCCCCAGACACTCGTGCCAGCTGAGTCGTTCACCATCACTGATGGCACGCCGTACCAACGGCAGATCTCAGCGATTTGGAATTTACGGCTGGCCAGCAACTCGATGTCCTGTGGAGACATGGAAACAGCATCAAATTTCATGCCGCCTTCAAGAACAAGCAATCGGTCATCTTGACTGGTTGTCATTGTGCTGAAGTTCGCACGCACTTTGTCGCGCTGCTCAGGCGTCAACACGCGATCAATGCTAAGCACGCCAGAAGGCTTCGCGCCGTTGCGGTAAATCTTTGTCACGGCGCTCTCAGCAGCCTGCGCGATGCCGAGTGAGTTGCGCTGGTATGCCAAAGGCGACATACCGATCGTGCCGTTACCCATTAGCTTCAAGTGCCAAATGTTTTCAGCAGCGAACACGGCCATGCCTTGATCGTTCTGGTAGTTGTAGACCATCGCGCCATCGTCAAGCATCATCGGCTCGACCTGTGCAGACATGATTGGCAACAAACTGATGATTCGGCCACTGACGCGCTCAATCACGCAGTATGCGTTGCCGTTCACGATCAAATTCAGCATTACCGTCTCGAAAAACTCAATTTTCGTCTGGTATCGGTTCACTTTTCCATTGAAAAGTGTGGTCAATGCGTGAGTTTCGTGCACAACTCGGCCGTCTGGCGTCTTTTTGTAGATCGTCAGAGGCAGTGATGCGACAGTCTCAGAGAGTAATTTGACACAAGCCCAAACCGCTGAGAGCTGCATCGCGCTGTCATACGTGACAGTGGAAGCTGCGTCTTCAGAGTAGCTGGACGGCGTAGAGTATTGGATGCCTTTGGATCGGCGCAAACCGCCCATCACCCAATTTGAGAAGCTGGAAAATAGACTCATTTGAACGTCACCGGATTAGACAGAAAGCCATCGAAATCCCCTTCCGTGCTTGTCTGGGGGGTTACACCTACGGCCATCGCCAATGCAACCGCGCCGTCAATGCGGCCGGTCGCTTTTTGCTTGTTCAGCTTGCGGTTTCCGGCTGCATCTTGCTCGATCTTAGCATTTGCCATACACATAGTCAAAACTGGGTGCGCAGAGTGAGCCATTTTTTCATTCAGCAAGATCGTCTCCAGCGAGTCGATCGCCGGAGCCATGTCTTTGAAGCCCTGGCCAAACGGTTGCAGAGGCAACTCGACGCCCAGCTTGTCAAACTCCTTCTTGAGCAGATCGAAGCGCCAGCGGTCATAGGCCATGGCCACCACATTCATGCCGTCCAGCGCCTCGACAATCTCGCGTGCCACTGCGTCGTACTCGATTGACGCGCTCGGCAGAGCCCTGATAAACCCTTGGTCTGCCCAGATGTCATATGGCGCACGGTCACGCTTCGCGCGGTCACGCAAACCCTTCTCTGGCGTCCAGAAAATCGGCTTGACGTGCCACTTCTCTTCGAAGGCAATGGCCACCATCGCGGTCAAGTCATTCTTGGCCGACAGGTCTAGGCCGACGTACACCGGCACGCGGTAAAACACCGAATCGTCAGCTTCCATGCTGTTGAGCAGCCAAACGCCCTTGGAGATGAACGGCGCGGCCATCTCGACGCGCTGGTTTAGCACCAAATTGCGGAAAGTTGGCTCAAAACTTGGCATTCTTTGCGCTCTTTCGGCCTGTTCTTCCACGTCTTTTAGGCTACGAAACACGCCAATAGCAGGGTTTGCCGACTTCCATCCAGCGCGATCCATGATGTCCAAATCTTTTGGAGCCTCGTAGACGTGGCAAACGATGCGCGGATCTTTGCTCTCCTGCGCGTCGTCAAGCCAAATTGACAGCAAATCATTGTCGTTTGGAGCCTGTGTGCTAATGCAAATCAGCAGCGGATCTTTGTGCGCACCCTGCGCAGTGGTGATCGCGTCGATGAAGTCCGACTGCGGCCCTCTTACCTGACCAGTTTCGTCAAGAATTGCCAGAATCGGTGACAGACCGTGAGCGGTGCGGCCATCGGCAGATAGTGCGCGGAACTCGACGTTGCGTGCCAGTCCGAGAATGCGCTTTGATGACGGAACGATGCGCGTCACCCGCGTCAGCTCGGGCGACATCTGGATCATCTTGCTGGCCAGTGCGAATACGACAGCTGCCTGCTCGCGGCTCAACGCGCCGGAGATGATCTGGCTGTTTAACGTCGCCTCCGGCCCTGCAATGTGAGCAAGTAATATGCCAGCGATCAGCGCTGTTTTTCCGTTCTTACGGCCAATACTCAGAAACGCTCGGCGTGTTCCATGCTTGTTGTCGTAGATGTCAAGGATGAATTTGCGCTGAAATTCGACAAGCACGATAGGCTTGCCAACGTGTTCACCTTCTGGTGCGCGGCAATATTTCTGAATGAACTCGATGACCCGTTCACCACGAGTCAGCTTCTTTGGTTTTTTCGTTGCCATCAGCTCGCCAGCAAGTCATCTTCTTGCAGCTCATCGCGAGCGGCCGCGGCCTGCCGTTGAACCTTGCGAGCTTTCTCGACATCTTCTTTGTTGCCGCGTGACGCAGAACCAGTCAAGCCAAGTGATCGCATGAGTGCCAACTCTTTGCGTGCCAGCTGCTCCAAAACCGAATGCCGCGGATTCATCACCGGTGTGCCGCGGAAGTTTTCGATGACCGAGCCTTCGCTTTCCAGAATCTCAGTCTCGTATTCGATGTCGGCTTGGCAACGGGCCAGCTGAGCAGCCACAACGAAGTCAATCTTGGCCCACTCCTCGCGCGCGCGGGAGGACATGATAGCCGACCAGAACGGTTGGTCTTTCGGACGCAACTTCACATGGGCCGGACACTCAAATTCAGGCAATGCCGCATTCAGCATAGCTTTTACTGCCGATTGAGCCGTGTTTGATGGTGCTTTTTTGGTCGCCATAACTTTTCCTTTGTGAAGATTATGCCCCCAAAAATCACGGTTCGCAATAAATC